CTTGTAATGCGCCTGTTCCTGCTGGTTGTACAAATAAAGCACCATTAGACTCTAGTCCAATAGTAGATACTCCACTAAAGGATAGGGTAGGAGTTCCGTAGACTGCTGTAGTGGTTGTGGGAATGTAGGTGTTTAAAGTGCTACCAAACTCTAGTTGCATACCCCAAGCTAAAATACCTAATGACGCATTGCCTGTGTAACTAAATGTCGTGCCATCTGTGCTTAAATAAACGGCAGTACTTATAGATGCGCCAGCAGTTACAACTATAGAAGCCCTGTACCAATCATTACCGACATAAGTTAATGCGGCTGATACTGGCGCACCAATTAAGTTCCCTAATACACTACCACCGCCACCAGCAGTAATATTAAAAAATTTACCTTTTGAACCTACGCCATCATAAACAGCACAAAAATTTCTACCGTTGGCTTTAACATAAACAGATATTGTATAAAGCGCACCTGATGAAGTTGTTTGAGCTGATGTTGGCAAAAAAGCATGGGCAGAATTAGCCGTTGTTTCTAAAACTGTAATTGCGGTGCTTGTAGAATCAGGTGCAGTTGCGCCAGATGCTGTAGTGGTAACAGCAACTTTAGTCCATTGCGCTTGTGTGTAATCTTGACTATATAAAACTAAATTCTGCCCAGTACCATTTAATTGTCCTGTCTGTCCTGTAATCGTAGTAGCGTTTACAGATGATGGGGTAGTAGCACCTATAGTTATGTTATCCATTTCCCCAACAAAAGTAGGAGCAATTTCAACAGAATTAGCACCTGTGGGCTTTATGTGAACATGACCTGTACCAGTAGGACTAATGTCTATTTGTGCGTTTGTACCATTTAAATTGGTAGATACAGCAACAGTAACATTATCGCCACCGCCAGCACCCATGCTAATCTGAGTAGTTCCACCTGAGTTTTTAAGTGCTAGACCAGCAGAGTTTGTAGCTTGTACTATAGGAGTAGTAACGCTAGTAAGCGTTGCTGTACCGCCAGTAATAGCAACAGCATTGGCATTTTGTTCTGCCATTGTCCCTACGCCAGATAGCGTATGGTTGGCATCCCAAGCAGTTGCGCCTGTAGCACTAAAAGTACCGTCGGCAGGCGTTGAATGGTTGACAGTTATTGGCATTATGCTAGAAACCGTAATTTATAGAGCGTTGTTAAATACAACTCAATAATGTTATCTATCAACTGTTGCAAAGTGCTATCACTTTTATCACATACGTCGTAACGTACGGATTCAATCTCGGCAAGTTGAGATTCTAAAAACTCAATTACATTGCTAGTCTTTTTAGCCGACATCAAACTGATAGGGCCGATCAAACCGTGACGTCCTTGGTATGCCTCAGCAAATGAATCTGCCAAATCAATAATATTTTCGTAAAACTTCTGTAACGCTTTGTGTTTGGAGTAGCTACGGGTGTTAAGATGCACCGAATGGGTTACGTCACGGGCTAAAAAGAATATTCCTACAAAATCACACGCTTTCATTGTGGCTTCCTTGTGGTGGCATTCCTTGTGGTGGCATTTGTTCAGGTGGCATCCCTTCAGGAGGCATACCTTCCATTGGCATTGGTTGTGGTTCTTCAGGCATTTCCATTTGTTCACGCTGTAGTTCACTACCGACTAAATCGCCAGTATCTAACGCGGCGGCAATAGTACCCATAACAATGTCTTGAATCTGTTCAGCGCTCATACTGCCTTGAACCGTAGAAATACGCTGTGTTTCAGCCTGATATGCTTTAATGTCAGCCTCAAAGTTTTTACGTTCCATGTCTTGAGCTTCCATTGATTTGCTGACGTTTTGAAGCATGGTGTGCATACCTTCCATCTCTTGACCCATTGCTTGAATCTGCTGTTGAGCAGCTTGCAAAGCAGGATCTTCGTCATCAGTCGATAAAAGTTTAGGATCAATGGTTTTAGCCAAACGTTCAGCCAACTCTTGCGCGCCAGGCCAATCCATATTTTTAACAAATAGATCGCCTGCAACCGCCCATAGCTGAGGATTGCCTTGCAAAATCTGCGCCATAGCTTCCATCGCTTCTTGGCGCTTAGTCATGTAGCCTGGGCCAGTAGTAGCCACTACGTCATAATAGCCAACGCTAGGGTTGTAAATTTTTTCAATAACAATGCCCGCTTCATCAACGATTTTCTTAACTGGCTCGTCTTGTTCAGGGTTGATTTTTGCCATTGACACTTCACCATCAATACCAATCACGCGGGCAATGCGCGCGGTGTCATAGATCTTGGGAATAAGGTCAATTAATTGACGCGTTGCAAAACGAATTGCTTTAGTTAAATTGTCACCATAGTGAAACGTACCGACATCGCCTTGGCGTTCACGGGCAAGAATAGCTTTCCCCGAACGTTCGTTGCTTGTGGCACCTAAGCTTGAGTCATACTGTCCAGTAGTGGACTTGATATCGTCAGACGCGCCCATTTTGGCTTGGATAAGACCTGTTTGAGCCAAAGGCGGTGGGGCGCGTTGTGGAAGTGGCAGCGTTACGCCCATTCCATCAGTAACATCGGGATTAACTTCCAAATACGGCCAATTGGTTGTGTTAGCAGTTTTCCATTGGTTTTCGTAACCTTCAAACTGACCGCCGTAACCAATAAATGGTGCTTTTGGTGCCAAAGCAAGCATTTCTGCCTCTTGGGATACCCAGTAGTTGTACATACGTTGTGCATCTTTAGCATTTCTAACCAAGCCAGACACATAAATACGACCATCTACTTCAAATTCGTTACCAATCACGCGGATTACGGGGATCCATTTGCCTGCCCATTCCTGTTCTTGCAAGACTTCATAGCCATTGGACTTCATCCACATGACTTTTTTGACGTCTACCGTGCGAGATTTAATGGGTTTTAAGCCCATTTGCTTCATTTCTTTATCTTCAAGCGAGCCGTCAAAATGACTCATGTTGCCAGGATACAAATTGAGTTTAGTTGGGGTATGCGTATGGTAAAAATACTCAACAATACGAATGGTGTTCTCATTAATCCATTGACTTAAGGATTGATCACCTACGCCTTGGGACATAATGGATGTAATGGGCGCGGCATTTGGGTATTGACGCTCATATTCGTCTTTTTCTAAGTCTTGGCTAATAAAGCACCACTCAGCATCGCAACCCGCAGGGTCTTGAATTAATGGATCCATGTAAACGCTAAACGCGTTACGAATACGGCCTAAACGCAAGTCTTGATCAAACGAATTTTCGTTGCAATACTCGGTCAAGATGCGGAAATAGCCTTCACCATACGTCACTTGGTTTTCGCAAGCAGTGTCATAGACCACATCGGCGTCAGACATATACTCGATATGGCGAACCATACCTTCAAAGATCTCCGCTACTTCAACATCGCCTTTATCGTCTGCCGGGATTACTTTCCCAGAGGGTCGGTTCTGACGCTGTTCGTTTGTTACTTGTTTAACGTGCTGCGGTAGTTTGTTAATGGTCAAACACGGGCGTGCATTAATGGTTTGCCCTTGAACAGAACCGCGAGTTGCCAATACGTCAGCAGGCCATTGCCACTGGTTGTCTGGCGAACCAGCCATAAAGCGCAGGTCATCTAGCTCATCTTCGCGTGATTCAGAATACGCAGACATCGCCATCTGAAAGCGATGACGCATAGTAGCTAGGACATCTGACTGCTCATTTGGAGTAGTAGTGGGGTTGCCACCTACATCGGCTACTTTGCCGACAATATTCATCGAGGTTTGGTCATACGCCATTTAGTATTCCGATCACATCAGGTTTGCGCATCGACAATGATACCGCTAAACAATTTACTTTGGGATAAAACCTTAACGGCTTTAAATTTATTTTTTACCTTTAGACATCGCTCCACGTTTTACAGCAAAAGCGATTGCTACGGCCTGCTTGACGGGCTTGCCCGACTTAACCTCAGCCTTGACGTTCTTACGGAAAGCTTCTTTACTAGAACTTTTCTTAAGTGGCATCACTTTCCCTTTTTAGCAGGTTTAGCTGTCTTAGCTGATTGCTTAAAATCTTTAGCTGTGGGCGCGCCCGCAGTGCCAGGCTTTCTCATCTTTTCGCCTGATCCGGCGGCAATGCGCTTTTGCTTGGCGTGAATGTTTGCATATAGTCCAGGTTTTGTAGCCATTTGATTCTCCTTATTAACATTTCCAACTTTTGAGCGCGGCTTTCGCACGCGGGGCGTCGCCTTTGGCGTGGGCAACGACGCCTGACATTCTGGCGCAGAAGCTGGCTTTACGCCCAACATCCGCTTTAGACTTAGGATTTGGCGCAGGCGCCTTAAGATTTGCATTATTTTTTGCATTGTACGCAGCCCTTCCTTTGGCAGTCATACCCGCACCTTTGTCGGTGGGTTTGTAGTTCGCGCCTTTGCCCGTGGTTGTACGAGCTATGGGTTTGTCATGTTTTTTTGTTGCCATTACGATCCCATCCATGAGTTTAAGGCTGCGCCTTGAGATTGATATGTTTGTTTGCGAAGTATACCTTTAGATTCGCGGTGTGCAACAGAAAACGCAAAAGTAAGTGCAATAGCGTCTGCACTGTCTGGTGAGGCCAAGCCTCTAGCTTTCATGTCCTTTTTGCTTTCCAAGTAAATGGCACCCTTACTGTCTGGTTTCATCAAGGGTGATATGAGGTCGGTCTTGAGCGTTTTTTCCTTGGGGATGCTGGCGGACTTGAGCCAATCCTTCATCTGCCCCCAGATCTGCGCCCTCATGTTGCCGTACATCATGGGGTTCCTTGACTTGTTCGCAAAGTTCACACCCCTGATCTTGTAGCGTTGTTCTTTGAGCCGGTCAACCACCCCTGCGCCAAGCCCACCTTCATCAATGGCAACTACCGCAGGCTCATACTGCTCGATGGCCTCGATTACATGACCGACCACCACCATTGTATCGTCGCCTTTAAACTTGCGAATCTCTACAATATCCCGTCCTTGACGTACTGCAATAACGGTCGAGTCAGAACCAAAGCGAGCGGGGTCTACCCCAATCACAATGGGCGCGGAGTCATCTTGCCATTTGTCCCGTTTCATAGCGTCGTCCACTAGCGTAGATGAGATGAACTGATCATCCCCTTCTGAGGGGAACGAGCCATACACTTCTACGTGCGCCTGGTAAGAATCAGCGCCATATTCCTCAATAATTTGGTCATACACGTTCTTGTCGGTGCCTTCTACTTCCCGAGCGTCCACCTGCCTAGATTGCCAAAAGTCCCGTTTGCTACCCTCAATCGCCTCGTAAAAGTAACCCGTATTGCGCCGTGGGTTGCTAAAGCAGCACCAAAAGCGATTTGGCGTATTCTCTGTAAAAAAGCCACTTGTCACCGCCCAGATGGAGTCGTCAATACCAGACGCCTCGTCAAACACGACCATTACCCCATCGTAGTTATGCACACCAGCGAACGCGTCAGGATTCTCAGCCGACCACAGTCTGCCTTCTAAGTTCCAATAGCGCGTGCCTTTCTTTAGATCACGCTCGACCAACTCGGTCAGCCATTTGGCGGGCATGACTCTTGTGGCTGAGATCTCCCACCAGTGGGTGTTGATCGACATGGACGACCACTTAGTAATCTCAGCCCAAGTTACGCTGCGTAGCTGACTTTCGCTGTTAGCCGACACAATGACTGTTGACCCAATGCGGGTGGTCATCATCCACAGCACTAGCCAAGACACCAAAGCCGACTTACCAATACCACGACCCGAAGCAATCGCTAGGCGCAGTACGCTAAAGTCAATCTGCCCATCATTCTTTTTAATGTGGTCTGTTAGATCTGTTAAGACCTGGCGCTGCCACTTGCGTGGCCCAGTGAAGTTCTCAAGCGGTGTGCCTGCTTGTCCCCACGGGAACGCAAACAACACAAACGCTAGCGGATTGTCCTTGATTGCGGGTGACCATAACCGCGCCATGAGTTCTTGTTCATCTTGCGCAGAATAGCGGGTAGTTTGCATTACGCGGCTTTTTGTTTCTGCTTGTTAGGTTTCACGTGGAACTCAGGGTTATTACTTAATTCTTTGGGCGGGGTGACGTCAGTAAACACGCCTTCGATGACTCGACGCTGTGCGTCTTCAAGAGCCTGCGTAACGCTAATTCGTTGCTCAATGTCGATTGAAAGTTGTTGCTTGGCGACCCATCCGTGCTGGTGCTGGAGGATGGCGAGGGCGGCTTTCGCATCACCGCTTGCTGCAGCAGCGTGCAGTTGTTGACTAGCTTTACGTTCACCTTCGGTTCTCCCTAATAGTTCAGCAAACTCGGCAGCAGGGTCTAACTGACACAACTGCCGGTATTCGGTAGGCAACATTCCAGCAGCGATCGCTAACGCGTCGCCTTTAAGTCCTAGCTTGGCAGCTTCTTTAATTGCTTCGAGCCGTACTTCGGTGGCTTCAAGCTTACGGACTTCGTATGGGTAGCTGTTAAACATACGCGTGATGTTATCACTTTTTATTAAAAAATAAAAATTAATGGCTTAGGGGCTAATTTCTATTTAGAAAAAAAATTGTTCGTGGAACCTCCTTAGCCACAACAGCCGGGCGCAAGGCCCTACCCGGGGGCTAAAAGCTGGAAGCCCCGTTCTATATGGCTTTGCGGGCGGGCGCATGGCGTGACCTTATATAGAATAAGGGTTAGCGGGCGGGCGCGGCCACAATGGCCGGGCGTTTTTCTTTTTTACCATTCGCGCGGCGGGCGCGGGCAGGCGGGCGCCTGGGCGGCGGGCGTGTGGCCGGTATTGATACCAGGGCGCGGCCGGGCGCGTGGACAATGTGGACAGTGTGGACCATTAGTTTTAAGGCGCTCAATTAAGGGCAGGCGGGCGCGGCGGTCATGCAATTGTGGACAATGTGGACGGGTTAAAAAGCAATTGCCCACAATATCCACAATTATTTTGATTTATGCGGCGGCGGGCGCGAAAAAGCAGCGCAATTGTGGACACTATGGACATTGTGGACCATGCCTATTTAGTCGCTGGCTTATAACATTGCGCCCAGGAGCCTATATAAATATACAAATCCATTAAATAGGTATTTTTAAATTGTCCACAATATCCACAAGCAATCTAGCTATGGCGCCGCCGGCATTTTGCCCTTATCCACAATCGATCCACAACCGGTCCACAATGGCCGCCAAATTGTCCACATAAATATATTTTCAAATAGTGCTTGACAATCGTAAAACAATCGTTTACATTTATATCTAACGCGGCGGATCACTTGTTTTTATTAAGGCCTGCTGTCGCCTTACTTTCTCACCCTTGAACCCGCTAATAATTCTCGCTTTGTCTAGTGTTTTCCCGCGATCCGACGCGTTAGATATAAATGTAAACGATTGTTTTACGATTGTCAAGCACTA